TCATTCTCTATAGAATCACCTTCAAAAGAAATATTGAGAAGTTGATCCAAACCAGCTATTTGACCAACTAATCTGTTAGTATTTCCATGTGTAACAGCTGCCTCATATCCTATGCTATTTCCATTGGAAAGCTGCTCAACTATTGCCTGCCTAGACTTCTTAAGCTCAGCAAAGATTTCTTTCGTTACTGAAAGGTTTTTCCACTCTTGGAATTGTTCACTGGTTATCATCTTAAGCCTCTTCATGAAAGAGTAAAATTCTTGCAATTAAAAGCTCATTATGTCTAATCATTACAGCAAGTTGTTCTCTTAATAGTGCATATTCTGTTTCAGATAACTTAATAACATTATCATTATTAGTAACAAAGGTAGTTAACTTAACAATCTTATCACTAAGTTCTTTCTGCTCAACTAAAACTCTTTCTTGATATTCTTCCATCTGAGTTCTCCTCAATTCTGGTTTACTTTCTCCAATTCTTTCTTTCGCTTATTTGCAGCAGTTGTTACATTCCCAGCATAAAAAACATTCTTATCGGCAGAATCACTTTTATTTTTACCAAGTCCAAGTGCACGTAAAAAAGAAAATGAACTCTTCTTTTTCTTTTCTAATTCATCCATATTATCTCCTTAACTATACTCACGTTCAATCGTACTTTCTTTCAATCCACTAGGTGCTTTGCCTAAACTTTGCTGACTCCTGCCAAGCTCAAGCTGTCCAGAAATTTGCTTATCCTTAAGAGCTAAATCGACAGCATCATTGTCCATGTCTGCAATTGTCTTCTCTTGCTCAAGTTGCGCTTTTGGAATATCTGCAAGAACTTTTTTCGTTTCTGCATTTAACTTGTTGACTTTCGCATTCAGCTCTGCAATTTCAGCTTGAAGTTTCTGAATAGCTAATTGTTCTTCAGGAGCAGGCTGGTCTTCCGCAGGAAAGAATCTTTCAACATCTTCGATATCAAGTGCAAGTAAGTACTGTCTTAAGATTTCCTGATCATTCAAACCTTGACCTCGCAACTCTAGCATAGCCTTCGCCTTGAGCAATCGCTGCATCATTGTCGTGCTGTTCGGATCACTAACCGGAACAACATCGAAATCTGCACTAGAGAAGTCAGCCTGAACAATTGCTTGCTGATCATCCAGGACAGCCTTATAAGTCATCTGGTCAAGATAAAGAGCATTCAATCTGCGTAACTTTATGAACTCCTTATATTGGCTACGATAAAGTCTCTTGTGAATTGCACTATAAACTTGCAAGCCCTGCTCAATCAGTGCAAGAACAGATTCAGCCGGAACATTTGCACCGGGAGAATTACCCGCAAGAATCTCTGTCATGCCAGCAAGTTCTTTACCACTCTCGATTAGCAATCCGAGCAATTGGAAGAGAACATTACTTGGCTCACGTACTGGCATGGGGAAGATATTCTTCCGCAGATCATCGCCTGTAGCATCGACTGGTTTCCATTCACCTGATTTAACTTGAATGGATTTGCCTCTGCCAAGCTTAAGGCCTCTTCCCAGGAAGCCACTTTGCCGATTTGATAACGTCCCTGCATCAAGCAACTGATTAATGACTGTATTTATAGCTGAGTTGCTGCTCATCAAAAGTGAGCCAAACCCCATGCCATAAAAGCCACCATCAATCGCAGGCATGAAAATAAATCGAGTAAAATACTGTTCAGGGATGATCTTAACAATCGGTCCATCTGGATCAACTACTCCAGCTTCATCAGACTTACGAATAATTCCATCCGTGGCAAATCTAGGCGAGATGCGAACCAACTTCTGTGATTGTTCATGGACAGTTACTACATACGGCTCTTGATAGCCATCCCCGTCCAGGTCATACCAACGATGCTGCTCAAGGAACAAATGTGGAGTATCTTCATCTACATCGGCAGTCTTATCACTAGTTGCTTGACCAAGCTCGGATACATCAAACTTGATAAAGATTCCAGAGTTAATGCGTTCAACAATTTCGTTATGATACAAATAGATTCTGTGCGTAACTCGTGGAGCCCGTTCCAAGGATTCGGCAAAGTAATTTACAACCAAATCATCAGCAAAGACGATCTGAGATACGGACTTCCTTTCAATCGAGTCGAAGTAACTCTTTTTGAACACACAACCGATTGCAGGTAATGTAAAAAGTAGCTGATCAACTCCCTCTTCCCAATCTTCCATTAGTGACAGAAGCTGGAAAGACATAAAACTAGAAATTCGTTGAGCTTTATCAAACTTACGATTGTCTGGGTCAGTTCCTATTACCTTACCTTTTACGACTTCGTTACCTTTAATAAGCTCAGGATATGCTCTGGCAGCAAACTGAATGCAGGCATTAATGATTAAAGGGTACTTAACATTTGCTACGACTTCGCCTGCATAGACTTTCTTCTTTACAAGCAGCTTTGCCAGGTCAATGATCTGAACATTAAGGGCTTTCCATTCAGTACGGCTAGCCAGATCGAGCTTATATCCTTCCAGGACTTTAGTCGTTATATCTGCAAGAACTTCCTTATTTTGTTTGTCAGCAAGGTTGGTAATGAGAACAACTGCTTCAGCACGAAGGGCTTCTTTCTCAACAAGGGCAGTTGTGAATGAGTCTGCCTGCACGGGAGCAATTATATCTTCGATGGGTTCTTCAGTTGCCCAAAAAGGAATTTGACCCATGAGTGATGATTGTTCAGTGTCTGGCAAGTTTGTGCCGGTATTAAGGGTTGCGTTGGTTCGTGTAGGCAGCTTCGCTGCTTGGCCAGCTATAATCGCATTCGCCATGGGCGTAGACGGATTGCCTGGATCAACAAGTTCCTCTACAGGAAATTCAAAACCATTATTAGCCATTATGCATTTCCTGTAACTAGACTTGCATTAGATTTTTTCCAATGAACACAACCAAACTCAGGGCCACAGTCCTCAACAAATCCCCATGATTTGGCATCAGAACGCTTCTCAGGATATAAACATAATCTAGTTTCAGGAGTTACTTGCCCTGGAGAATTATCCCACCATTCGCAAGTACAACATCTCCAAGAAGGTTTTTCATCCATGGTTTAGTATCCAGTTACTAGACTTGTGTCTTGCTGGTTGTATATTTCTGATGCCTCATAAGCCTCAAACTCCCAATACGGTTTTGCAACCGCACGCTTGAGTCCAGACATAACTAGATATCGAGTACAGTCCATAAGGTGGTCCTTGTCCTTAACAATCTGTCCGTTTTCATCCCGCCTGTAAATCCGAAACTCGCTAAACCAATTAACCAGCGAACCAAATACTTTCAGGCGATTTGTACTAAGCATTTGCCACACAGCATACAGGCCAGCCTCAACAGATTTGTTAGCATTCTCGAGGTCAAGTCCTAAACCAAAGTATTGTTCAAAAAGTTGCTTTCCATCATCTTGCGAACGGCCATGAGCAGCTGAATCAACCACGCCTGGAATCCAGTTTCCCCTGGCTCTGATAGCATCCGCATGGATCAGTGGCAACTGTTGGCCCTGATAATATTCGGAATACAAATAAGTTATGTTGCTGGTTGGATCTGTGGCTGCCCAAACAGTTGCAGTCTTCTTCCAGCCTACATCCAACGCATAACAGCGGAGCCAATGATCGGGAATAGCAAAGTCAGCAACTGTGATATTAGATTCGAGGATTGGATAAATTGCACCTGCACCTAACTGTGGAACACCTTTAGACCTAGCGTCTCGTTGATGCGGTGGTAAGGCTGCCCATAACTTATCTTTCTGTTCTTTAGTTAAGTGTGGTGCATCGTCCCATGTTGCCTGGATTAGAAACTTACTACCTTCTTGATTATCCTCAATCTTTCCGTTCGGCATAAACTGAAGAACAGTGTCAGTTAGGCCCTCAAGAGGAGTGAATGTAAGCATGATTAGACCATTCGTAGTCATGGTCCGAGTTATACACTCTGTATAGATAGGCAATGGGCATTCTTCATCCAGCCAGATTAGGTCTTGCTCAGTTCCTTCAAAAGACTTTCGACCCTCAGCATAAGACTTGATCTTAATCCGAGATATGCCTCCAGAGATATGCTTAACCAAGATCATGTCGATAGCATTAGCTACTCCGCCGGCTTTTGGACTTGTCTTGATTATGTATTTTTCTGGGATCAATCCAGTTCCATACTCTTCAGGATTGCCAATTAGTTTAAATTGAACAATATCCCTGGCGGTGGTGCTGGTTGTTCCGCATGCCCAGATAGAAACAGGTTTGTTGAAGCGCTTTCCAGTCCACCAACTTGGATATCTGCCGGTTGCATGAAGAGTTGTTTCGTACGCACCGATTCCTTCGCTTTTGCCTATGCGGTTTGCTGCCATTATGCAACGTTCACTAAAAGTGGAACCGGCTGCAAAGAAAGCCATGTGCTTAGGATAGTTATATCGACTCAGCTCGCCGTCATCTGGATAGTATTGAGCTATCTTATTTTGCTTGATCCGGATGTTCTTGGCTTGCAATAGTTTGAGGTATTGCTCTTTGCGGTCTCTATCAAGGTGAGAAAGATCCATCATTATGACCTATTAATATTATGAAAGGGATCAAATGATAGATCTTCTAAAATTGTGAGGTCTTCCATCAGAATGGGCTCTTCAAAAGATTCGTCAGGAATAAAGAGTCCTTTTTGTTCAGTAAGGGGAAAATCTTCCAGAGATAAATCATCCTCGTTAGCGGGCATCGTGACAACAGCATGATCTGAAGTAAGAGGAATGGTTGCAAAGGATAAGTTTTGGCGTAAGGACTTTTTAATCTCTGGAAGATTTTTACCACCTGTGCGATTGATTGCTTCTTCTATGGCTGCAATTTCAGCATCAAGTTCTTCATCAGTTTTG